CCGACGCGGCTCAAGCTGCTCAAGGGCGAGACGCGCCCCTCACGGTTGGGCGCGGGTGAGCCCGTCCCCGGCCCCGGTATGCCCCGGATGCCCGGCTGGCTGTCGCCCGACGCCCGCGAGGTGTGGGACCGCACGGTGCGCGAGCTGGCCGTGATGGGGATGGCGCACGCCGCCGACTCGGACGCGCTGGCGGTGTACTGCTCGGCGGTCGTCACCCACGCCAGGGCGCAGCAGCTCCTCGACGCCGCCGGGCCGCTGATCAAGGGCCACGACGGCGGCGTGGTGCGCAACCCCGCCGTGACGGTCGTCAATCACTGCGCGGTGATCATCGGCAGGTTCGCGCGCGAGTTCGGGCTGACGCCCTCGGCGCGGGTGAACCTCGCGCACCCGTCCCCGGACCCGGAGTCGACACGGCTGCTCGCCGAGCGGCTGCTGTCGTGACGGGTAAGCGATCACCGGGCGACGAGCTGGCGGTGGCGATGGGGGAGGCGCTGCAGGGGTTCGGCGCGGCGGTGGCCGAGATGATGGCCGAGGTCGGCGCGGCGCTGGCGCCGCTGGCGGCGGCGGGGCTGGTGCGGGTACCGGGCGCGCGTGGCGATCGGGGCGACCCGACCGGCGACCCGCCGCTGCGCATTATCCGAAACTCTGTTACGTAAAACGTGATTCGCTACACTGCGCGCACGGCAGGCGCCCAGCGCCACCAGGGCGGGCGCAGAGACGGCGAGAGCCCCAACGCGACCCCGGCGGCGTTGGGGCTCTCTGTGTGACAGCACGGGCCGGTCCCCGCCCCTGTGGGAGTCCGGCCCGTGCTGGTCTTAGGGCGCGCGGTTAGGCGAGGGGCATCTCACCCGCCCAGCACCGCGCGCCAGGTGCGGGTGGCGGGGCTGTAGACCCGGATCACCCGCTCGACTCCGCCCCCGACCGAGAGGCACGCGGCGTCGAGCCCGGTGCGCTCGGCCATCAGCACGGCGGCGTCCATCGCGGCGCGCATCCCGTCGAGAGTGTGCGGGAAGCTTTCGGCGGGCTCACTCTGCACGGCGGCCTGGTAGACCGGCGCGTCGTTGGCGGTGGCGGCGGTGGCGACTCTGGTCCTGGCGTCCCAGCCCGCGAGGAACGCGGCGGCGATCAGCTCGCGGTCGCGGTTCTCGCCGAACCTGGCGGCGGCGTACTCCCGCGCCATCGCGGGGCCAACGGTGTCGTCCGGCGGGTGGGCGTAGCTGTCTGTCATGGGTGGTTCCCTTCCTGGCGAGCTGGCTCATCGGCGGCGGGCCGCTCAACTCCCACCGGACACACCTCCGCCCCCGTCCGCGCGGTGGCGGGCGGGGGCGGGAGGTGGTTTCGCTTTACTCGGCGGCGGGGGTCTCCTCGGCGGCGGTCACGGTGAACCCCTGCTCGGTGGCGAACCCGGCCAGGGCGGCGCTCAGCGCGGCGCTGGCGGTCATCCCGGCACCCTTGGCGTACGTGCGGTACCAGTCGAGCAGCTCGGGGGTCAGCGTCACGCTGGCCTTGGCGGACCCGCTCGCGCGGGTGGGCTGGGCGGCCTTGGCGGCTTCCCTGGCGGCGGCCTTGGCGTCCCGCTCGGCCTGGCGCGCGGCCTTGGCGGCTTCCCGCTCGGCGGTGCGCGCGTCGGCGGCGGCCTTCCGGTCGGCGGCGGCCTGGGCCTTCGCGGGGTCCACCTCGGCGGGGGCGGCGGTCTCGGCGCGCGGCGCGTCCTCGGGCACCAGCGCCCAGAACTTCGTCGCGTTGCCGAACGCGCCACCCTTCAGCGCGCGGCCGTTCCCGCCCTTCAGCGTGATGCCCTTCGCGTCGGTGGTCACCTTGGCGACCTCCGCGCCGGTCTCGGCGGGGAGCTTGGTCGCGGTGCCGTAGAAGGTGAACCCCGAGGTGGGGTTCCCGTGCTGCTTCCAGGTGGCGCGGACAATCCCGCGCGCGCTGGTCTCCGCGATGGCGGTGACGGTGGCCTCGGTGGTGCCCTCGGTGGTGGTGGTGATCTCGGACATGATGTGTGGTTCCTTCCGGGTGGTGGACGATCGACGCTGGCCCCTGTGACCCGCGCTCCGGTTGAGCGTCCAACCGCTAGGTAAAACACTTGTTCGGGACGGTTTGAATCCCTCCCGCGCTGGGAAGCTCTCACGGGCGCTGGCCCCGCCGCGGCTTGGGTGGTTCCTTCCCGGCGGGGTCAGCCCCCCACCCCGTGCGGCGTGCGATCATGCCAGCATGACCGACCGGCGGCGGTTCCCGCCCTGCGGGCAGACCTTCGACGGGCAGACCTGCAACCGGCGCGGCGAGCACCTGTGCGAGCCCCGCGCCCGGCACGTGCATCAGTTCTTCGCCGAGCTGCTCGTGCACACGAAAGGCGACTGGTCGCGTAAGCCGTTCATCCCCGCCGAGTGGGAATCACGCGAGGTGCTCACCCCGCTGTTCGGCACCGCCGAGTGGTCCCCCGAGTGGGGCCGCTACGTCCGCCGGTACCGCGAGCTGTACCTGAGCACCGGCCGGAAGAACGGCAAGACCGAACTGGTCGCGGGCATCGTGCTCTACCTGCTGGCCGCCGACAGTGAGGAAGCCGCCGAGGTGTACGGGCTCGCGCTGGACAAGGACCAGGCGGCGCTGGCCTACGGCGCGGCGGCGCGGATGGTCGAACTGTCGCCCGTGCTCCGCCGCCGCCTGCGGGTCTTCAAGGGGATGCGGCGGATCGTCAACCCGCCCACCGCGTCGTTCTTCGCCGTGACCGCCGGGGACGCGCTCGGCGCGCTCGGCGAGAGCCCGCACGGCGCGTACATAGACGAGCTGCTCGCCCAGCCGAACCGCGAGCTGTACGACGCGCTGCGCACCGGGTTCGGTGCCCGCTCGCAACCGCTGCTCATGCTCGTCACCACCGCCGACAACGACCCCGCCGGGTTCTCCGCCGCCGAGCGGGCATGGTCCGAGCGGGTGGCCGAGGACCCCGAGCTGGACCGCGCCCGCCTGGTCGTGCTGCACACCGCGCCGCCCGAACTCGACTGGGCCGACGAGGAGACATGGAAGCTGGCTAACCCCGCCCTGGACGACTACCTGGACCGGCGGGTGCTCCGCGACGAGTGCCGGAAGGCGATCGGCAACCCCGCCGCCGAGCGGGCGTTCCGGCAGTACCGCCTCAACCAGCAGAGCCAGCAGAGCGGGCGCGCGGTCGACCTGTCCAGGTGGGATGCCGCGCCGCTGATCACCCGCGAGCTGCGCGCGCGGACCTGCTTCGCGGGGCTCGACCTGGCGTCCACGATCGACCTGGCCAGCTACGCGCTCGACTTCCCCGACGGCGAGGGCGGCCACGACGTGCTGTGGCGCGCGTTCGCGCCCGAATCGGCGATCACCCAACTTGACCGCCGCACCGGGGGCAGGGCCAGCGTTTGGCGCGCGGACGGGCTGCTCACCGTCACCGAGGGGAACGTGATCGACTATGAGGCGATCAAGGTAGCGCTGCGCGAGGACGCCGAGACCTACGACCTCCGCGAAGTCGCGTTCGACAGGTGGGGCGCCACGCAGCTCGCATCCGAGCTGATCGAGGAAGGGTTCCCGCTCGTCCAGGTGGGGCAAGGGTTCGCCAGCATGTCCGGGCCGACGAAGGAGTTCCTGCGGCTCGTCGCCGCCGGGCTGTACCGGCACGGCGCCAACCCCCTCATCCGCTGGCAGGCCGCCAACCTCATCACCCGCACCGACCCCGGCGGCAACGTGAAGCCCGACAAGTCGAAGTCGACCGACAAGATCGACTCAATCGTGGCCGGCGTGATGGCCCTGGACCGGGCGCTGCGCAACGCCGCGAAGCCGCCGGAGGAGGACTATGCGGCCGCAGGCTTCTAAGGTGGTCCTCAGCACCCCGAGCGAAAGGGGCCGGGCCAATGGCCGAGGTTGACGACCTGCGGGCCGCGTGCGCGGCCAAGCTCGACGCACAGGCGAGCAGGGCGCGCGAGTTTCGGGACTACTACGAAGGCGAGCAGGGCGTGATCGCGCTGCTGGACACCGAGGAGCGCCGCACCTTCAAGACGTTCCTTGACGAGTCCGGCGCGAACTGGTGCGCGAGCTGATCGTCAACGCCGTCCGAGCGGCTCCAGGTGGTCGGGTTCCGGTTCGGCGACGACCAGGCCAGCGAAGCGGCGTGGACCATCTGGCAGGCAAACCAGATGGACGCCGACAGTGAGCTGGTGCAGACCGACGCGCTCGTGATGGGCTCCTCGTTCGTGCTGGTGCAGCCCGACGAGGACAACCCGACCGGCGTGGCGATCACCGCCGAGTCGCCGCTGCAGGCAACCGTGCTGTACCAGCCGGGGAACCGGCGGCGGCGCATCGCCGGGTACAAGCGGTTCCCCGAGGTACCCGGCGAGCCCGGCCGCGATATCGAGGTGCTGATCACCCCCGAGGAGATCATCACCTGGAACCCGTGGGAGATCGGCCCGGAGGTCTACCCGAACCCCGCCGGGACGGTCGGGCTGATCGAACTGGTACCGCAGCCCCGCACGGTCGGCTGGCCGCGCTCCGAGCTGGCCCCGGCGGTGGCGATCCAGGACCGCATTCAGACGATCTTGTTCAACCGCTGCGTGGCGATGGACTACGGCGCGTTCCGGCAGATTTGGGCGACCGGCATCAAGATCGCCCGCGACGTGATCAGGACCGAGGACGGCGGCGAGGCCGTGAAGGTGACCCGCCCGTTCGATGTCGGCGCGAACCGGCTGCTCACCAACGAGAACGACGGCGGCAAGTTCGGCGTGTTCCAGGAGTCGACGCTCGGTGGCTACCTCGCGTCGGTTGAGCAGGACGTGACGATGCTCGCCGCGATCACCCAGACCCCGGCGCACTACCTGACCGGGCACCTCGTCAACCTGTCGGCCGACGCGATCAAGGCGGCGGAGACCGGGCTGGTGGCCAAGGTGCGGCGCCGGTCGCTGCACTTCGGCGAGGGGTATGAGGAGGCGATGCGGCTCGCGCTGCAGCTCGCCGGGAACCCCGCCGCGGTCGACACCTCCTCCGAAGTCATCTGGGCCGACTTCGAGACCCGCAGCGAAGGCCAGCGGGTCG